CTCACGCAGAGCTTTTTTTCCGCCGAAATCCGGCTTTGAACCACAAATTATGGCCAAGAACGCAAAAAGGGGCCGTCCAGCCCACCAACCGACCGCTTTGACGCGCCGGAAGGTCACGAACGCCGCAGCGGGAGGCATGTCGCACGAGGAAATCGCGATCGCGCTGGGCATTCATCGGCACACCCTCGACAAGCACTACCAAGTCGAGCTTTCGACCGGCGCGCTGAACAGGCGAGCCGAGGTTCTGGACGCTATGGCGCGCACGGCGCTCAAGGGCAACGTCTCGGCGCAGAAAGCGTTCCTCGCGCTGACGCCGACGCTGGCCGCGCCGCCGAGGGAACAGGAAAAGCCCAAGGGCAAGAAGGAACAGGCCCAGGCCGACGCGGCGACCGCGGCGAATGGGACGGAGTGGGGCGACCTGCTGCCGGGGAATGTGACCCCGATTCGGGCGGCTGGCTGACTCGATGAACTGGGATTTGGCGACACCCGACTGGGAGCAGCGCCTGCGGTCTGGGAAGTCGCTTGTACCTGACCTACCGATCGACGTTGCTCAGGGTGATCGTGCGGTGGCGGTCTTCAACAAGCTGCGGCTGGCGGATGTTCCGGGGACGCCGACGATGGCCGAGGCAGGCGGCGATTGGTTCCGCGACATCGTGCGAGCGCTGTTTGGCTCGATCGACGCGGAAACGCGGCAGCGGCGGATCCGCGAGCTGTTCTTGCTGGTGCCCAAGAAGAACAGCAAGACCACGAACGGAGCGCTGCTGATGCTGACGGCGCTCCTGCTGAACCAGCGCCCGCACGCCTCGCTGATCATGACCGCACCGGTGCAAGACGTGGCGCAGCTCGCGTTCGACGCCGCGGCCGGGGCAGTGGCACTGGATCCGGTTCTGTCGAAGAAGCTGCATGTTCGGGACCACCTAAAGACGATCGTCCACCGGGAGACAAAGGCCGAACTGCAAATCATGTCATTCGACCCAGCGGCGCTGACCGGTCAGAAGCCGGTGGCGGTGCTGATCGACGAGTTGCATGTCGTGGCCAAGATGGCCAAGGCGCCGAGCGCCATCCGCCAGTTGCGCGGCGGCATGCTGCCGTACCCAGAGGCCTTCATGGCCTTCATTACGACACAGAGCGAGGAGCAGCCGGCAGGCGTGTTCCGTGCCGAGTTGGCCAAGGCGCGGGCGATTCGAGACGGCCGCCGGCGTGGCGCGATGCTGCCGGTGTTGTACGAGTTCCCGGAGTCTATGCAGAAGGATCGGGCTGCGTGGTCAGACCCGAAGCACTGGACGATGGTCACGCCGAACGCTGGTCGGTCGATTGAGGTTGATCGGCTGATTGAGGAGCGGGACACCGCGGAAGCGACCGGTCCGGAGGAGCTTCGGGCCTGGGCTTCTCAGCACTTGAACATCGAGATTGGACTTGGGCTGAGGACGGACGGATGGGCCGGCGCGGCGTTCTGGGAGGCATGCGCCAGTGTCAAATCTCTGGAAGACCTGCTTGAGCGCAGCGAAGTGGTCGATGTTGGCATCGACGGTGGCGGCTTGGATGACCTGCTGGGTCTGGCCGTGGTTGGGCGGGACGACGCCGGGCGTTGGCTGCACTGGGGGCGCGCTTGGGCGCACCCGATCGTGCTCGAGCGCCGGAAGTCGGAGGCTGAACGTTTCCGCGACTTCGAGCACGACGGCGACCTGGTGATTGCTGAGGCGATCGGCGACGACGTCGACGAAGTCGCCGAGATCGTGGCGCAGATTGAGGATGCAGGGCTGCTGGACCGCGTCGGCGTCGACCCAGCGGGGTTGGGCGGCATCCTCGACGCGCTTGAACTGGCAGGTGTGCCGAAAGAGAAGGTCGTCGGCATCTCGCAGGGGTGGAAGTTGAGCGGTGCGATCAAGACTGCGGAGCGCAGGCTCGCCGAGGGCGCGTTGCTGCACTGCGGACAGCCGCTGATGGCCTGGTGCGTCGGCAACGCCAAGGTGGTGCCAGTGGGGAACGCCGTGACGATCAACAAGCAGGTCAGTGGCAGCGCGAAGATCGACCCGCTGATGGCGCTGTTCAACGCTGTTTCGCTGATGGCGCTCAATCCGGAGGCGATGGGCGGGATGGATGACTGGCTCTCCGGCATGAAGAACAGGGCGGCATGAAGACGATCCGGAAGCCTTCGCTCGCGCAGCGCATTCGTGCTTCCGTCGCGGCGTGGATGGGCACGTCGATCACGCTCACCGACCATGACTTCTGGCGGAAGTGGGGCGGACGGACGTCGACCTCAGGCGTTACGGTCAGCGTCACGACCATGATGCAGCTTGATGCAGTGTGGTCTTGCGTTCGCCTGATCTCGGAGACCCTGGCCACTCTGCCGCTGAACATGATGGAGCGCACTAGCGCCGGCAAGCGCGTTGCCTCGCAGCACCATCTGCAGTTCCTGATCCACGACCAGCCCAACGCGGATGCGACTGCGACCGTGTTCTGGGAGGCGGTGGTCGCCGCCATGCTGCTGCGTGGCGAAGCGAACGTCGAGCGGATCATTTACGGCGGCACCTTAGCCGCTCTGCGGTTTCTGGACCCGAAGCGGCTCACCATTGCCAAGATCAACGGCAAGAAGGTGTTTCGCTATACGGCCGACGACGGCACCAGCCGGGAGATTCCAAGGGCGCGAATCTGGACGATCCCTGGCTTCTCACTCGATGGGGTGAACGGTGTTTCGGTAGTGGAGTATTCGGTCAACGTGATGGGCAACGCGATCGCCGCGGAGGATGCGGCTGCGAAGACGTTCATCAACGGCATGCTGCAGACGGTCTACTACAAGGTCGCCAACTGGCTGAAGCCATCGCAGCGAAAGGAGTTCAAGGACAACGTACAAGGCACGGTCGAGCGCGGGGAGACCCCGCTGCTGGAGGGCGGGACCGACGTCGGCACCATCGGGATCAACCCGAAGGATTCTCAGCTTCTGGAGTCGCGCGGGTTCTCAGTCGAGCAGATCTGCCGCTGGTTCCGCGTCCCGCCGTGGATGGTCGGACATACGGAGAAGACGACCAGCTGGGGAACGGGGATCGAGCAGCAGATGATCGCGTTCCTGATCTTCACCCTGGCGCCTTGGGTGCGCCGGATCGAGCAGGCGATCAACAAGGACTTGCTCTCGCCTGTCGAGCGCGTCCGCTATTACGCCAAGTTCTCCGTTGAAGGCCTGCTGCGCGCCGATAGCGCGGCTCGCGCGGCCTTCTACACCGCCATGGTCGACCACGGCATCCTGACCCGCGACGAAGTGCGTGAGCTGGAAGACCGGCCGCCAATGGGCGGCAATGCTGCGAAGCTGACCGTCCAGTCGGCTATGACCACCCTCGACAGCCTCGGCGCGGCCGAGTCGACCGAACAGGTCAGGAATGCCGTGCTCGGCTTCCTGGGCCTCGACCAAGCGAAGGACTGATCCATGACCATCCGTGCATTGCCGGGCGTCCCGATGGGGCGGCCGCAGATCGACGTGCGCAGCTATGTCTCTCCGATGGCTCTCAACCGCTGGGATGCGGGCATCCGCGCCTCAGAGGAACAGGACCGAGACGAGCGAACAATCGGAATCTACGACGTGATCGGCGAGGACTACTGGACGGGTGGCGGCTTCACTGCGAAGCGCATGTCCGCCGCACTCCGGTCGCTCGGTAAGGGTCCCGTCACTGTGGCGATCAACTCGCCAGGTGGGGACATGTTCGAGGGCATCGCGATGTATTCGATGCTGCGCGAGCATCCGGGCGAGGTAACCATCAAGGTGATGGGCCTGGCAGCGTCGGCGGCATCGGTCGTCGCCATGGGCGGCGACGAGGTCAAGATCGCCCGCCCCGGTTTCTTGATGATTCACAACTGCTGGCTTCTGGCCATCGGAAACCGGCACGACCTGCGCGATGTAGCGGACCAGATCGAGCCATTCGACGTAGCGATGGCAGACGTCTATGCAGCCCGAACCGGCGAAGAGCCGGAGGCCATGGCGAAGCTCATGGACCGGGAAACCTGGATTGGTGGAAGCGCTGCGGTAGATCAGAACTTCGCCGATGCGCTGCTTGATTCCGACGAGGTCAAGAAGGGCGAGGGCAAGACGAACGCCGCGGCCGTGCGTCGTCTGGAAAGTGCGTTGCGCGCTTCGGGCATGACGAAGTCCGAGGCCATGAAGCTGATCAGCGAATTCAAGTCCAGCGCGGGCGATCCCGCTGGCAGCGGTGAGGGCGATCCCACCGATGACGGCAGCGATGCCGCAAACGAAGTCGCAGCCGCACTGGCTGCGTTCAAGTTAGCCCCCATCAACTGAGGAACACGGAAATGGCAGATACCAATACCCTGCCCGAGACCATCAAGGCGGAACTCGGGAAGATCAACGACCAGATCAAGCAGCACGGCGAGAAGGCCCTGGCCGAGGCGTCCAAGGGCGTCAAGATGTCTGAGGACAACAAGGCGCAGGTCGACCAGTTGCTCGTGAAGCAGGGCGAGCTGCAGGCGAGCATCCAGGCCGCACTGCAGCAGATCGCTTCGCTCGAACAGAACGGCGGTGGCGCCGAGTCCGTCAAGACGCTCGGCGAGCATGTCGTCGAGGCCGACGCCTGCAAGAACTTCAACCCGCAGATGAAGGGTTCGTTCTCGGTCCAGGTGCCGCGTGCTGCGATCGACAGTTCAGTCGATTCCGGCGGCGATCTGATCCGTCCGGCCCGCGTCCCTGGCATTGTCGCCACGCCGCAGCAGCGCCTGTTCGTGCGCGACCTGCTCCCGATCGCGAACACCGACTCGAACGCGGTCGAGTACGTCCGCGAGGAAGGCTTCACCAACAACGCCGCGCCGGTATCCGAGAACCCGGCCGACCCGAAGCCGGAATCGGACCTGACGTTCGAACTCGACTCGGCGAAGGTGGTAACGATCGCCCACTGGATCCGGGCGTCCAAGCAGGTTCTCCGCAGCGCGTCCATGCTGCAGGGCTACATCAACAATCGCCTGCTGTACGGCCTTCGCTTGGCCGAGGAAGCGCAACTGCTGAAGGGCAGCGGCGCCGGCCTCAACATGAACGGCATCTACACCCAGGCGCAGGCGTATTCGAACCCGGGCGTGACCGTTCAGTCCGAGACTCCGCTCGACCGCATCCGCCTGATGATGCTGCAGGTCTCGCTCGCCGAGTACGAAGCCGACGGCATCGTTCTGAACCCGATCAACTGGGCGGAGATCGAGCTGCTGAAGACCACCGATCGCGCCTACCTGATGGCCGATCCGGCTGGCCGCCTGACGCCCACGCTGTGGGGTCGTCCGGTGGTCGCGACCAAGTCCCTCGCGGATAACGAGTCACTGGTCGGTGCCTTCCAGCTCGGCGCGCAGATCTGGCAGGCCGAGACGGCGAACATCACCGTGTCGAACCAGGACCGCGACAACTTCGTAAAAAATATGGTGACCATCTTGGCCGAGTTGGACGAGGCGCTGACGGTCTACCGGCCGGAGGCGTTCGTGAAGTCCACCCTGCCGACCCCGCCGACCTCTTAATCGGCGTAGTTGAGGAGGGCGGCGAAATGTCGCCCTCCGTTCTTTCGGAGACCCCATGACTGACGTTGTCGCGATCAGTTCGTTCAACCACTACGGCAAGACTGTCAAGCCAGGCGATCGATTGACGGTGTCGTCTAGTGTCGCGAGCCAGTTGGTCAAGAATCGGCTGGCAGCTCTGGCAGATGCCACGCCTGCCACGATCCGCCCCACGCAGCCCTCTGGCGCGAAGTTGTCTGCATCGCCAGCGGGCCCAGCCTCACCGCAGACGACTGCGATCTTGTCCGCCGCTGGCGAGGCGCTGGCCAAGCTATCGGAGAAGCGGAAACCGGGGAGGCTACGCAAGATCGCGCCGTAATCGTTGTCAACACCACGTTTCGTCTCGCGCCGTGGGCCGACGCCATGTTCGCGATGGATCGGAAGTGGTGGGAGCACCATCACGAGGAAGTCGCGGCGACCTTTAAGGGGCGCCGATTCTCGACCGATCACCGGCTCCGCAATTGGGGCGTAGAGCACGTCCGCCTACCTGACGAGGGCTTCGGCAACAGTGGAGCGGCCACCGCGGCGCTCGCCCTGCTGCTATCCGATGGTCCGATCTACCTGCTCGGCTATGACTGCCAAGCTCGCGAGGGAAACAATCACTGGCATGGTCCGCATCCGGCCGGCCTTGGAAATGCGCCCGGACTGCCGTTCTGGCCGGATCAGTTCGCCAGGTTGGCAGCCGTGTCTGGCGGTCGAATCGTCAACTGCACACGAGAAACCGCGCTGACCTGCTTCGCGCAGGTCACGCTGGAGGAAGCGCTTGAACTTGATCGTCTACACCGCGGCATTCGGCAACACGGACCCGCTGCAGGAACCAGAGGCCTTCGCAGGGGCAAGGTTCGTGTGCTTCACGGACCAGCCGATCCGATCGAGGCGGTGGGAGATCGTGCAGATGCCGCTGCAGGACGCGCCGACGCGCGTCTCGCGGACGCTGAAGCTCAACCCGCACCACCTGTTCCCCGACGCCGACGCAAGCCTTTGGATGGACGCCTGCTTCAGCCTGCGGACGCCGGTCGCTGACCTGCTGGCGAAGCACCCGGAGCAGGTCGTTGCCTTCCGGCACCGGGACCGGCAGAGAATCACGGATGAGGCACACGAGATCGCCCGGCTGGGCAAGGCAAAGCCGATCGCGGTCTTCCGCCAGCTGGCCGAGTACCAAGCGGCAGGCTTCGATACCGGGACGAACAAGATGTCGGAGCTGTCCTGCAACGGGGTGATCCTGCGCCGGCACACCCCGGAGGTCGCGGCGCTGAACGAGGCGTGGACCCGGGAGATCGAGGCGCACACCCTGCGGGACCAGATGAGCCTGGACTACGTGGCGTGGCGACATGGCGTCCAGATCGGCCGCTGGCCGGGAACGCACGACGCCTGCCCTCACTTTGGCTATCGATACTTCAAGCGGCCGGTCAACGACTTCTGATGCGTGTCTCGGTGATCACGCCGACGGCCGACCAGCCGCTCGGGATGCTGCTGCTGGAACGCTACATGGCCCGGCAGACCGTGCAGCCTGACGAATGGGTTGTCGCTGACGACGGCGTAGATCCGGCGCGGCTGACGATGGGGCAAACGCACCTGGTCCGCAAGCGCGAGCACGAGGGAGGGCGATCGCTGGCGTCGAACATGCTGGCAGCGGTGTCCTATGCGCCAGGCGACATGGTGATCGTGTTCGAGCACGACGATTGGTATGCGCCGAACCACATTGAGGTCTGCGTGGAGCGCCTGCGTCGCTCTCCGGCGACTGGGTCGAAGTTCCAGCGGTACTACAACGTCGAGCACCGGTGCTGGCGCCGGATGCTCAACGTCGGTTCGGCGCTATGTAACACCGCGTTCCGGGCCGAGTTGGTGCCGAACATGATCCGGGCAGCCAACCGGTGCATGTCAGACGCTTCCTACGGCCTGGATCGTGCGTTCTGGGATTCGGTCAGCGGCGGCGACGTGCACGAGATTGATACCGTGGTGGGAATTAAGGGGCTGCCAGGCCGACCCGGCCTCGGCATGGGACATCGTCCCGGCGATGGCTGGACAGCGGACCCGGAAATGGCACAGCTACGCGACTGGATCGGCGACGACGTGGAGAACTACCGGTGAGGCTGATCACGATCGAGCAGGCGCGGTCACAGGTGAAGGGCGATGCCGCTGATGACGCGATGCTGCAGGTCTATGGCAACGGTGCCGAGCGCCACGCCGAGCAGTTCCTGAATCGCCGCCTGTTCGCAGACGCATCGGAGCTGTCGGGCGCCGTCTCTGACGCACCAGCCGCTCTGGAAGCCGCGCAGGCGGCATATGAGGCGGCGATCGAGGCCGCAAACGACATGGAGGAGCCGGCAAGGTCAGCTGCGCGCATAGCAGCGTGTCGGGAGCGCGCTGACGCCCTGACCGCTGCCGAGGAGACCTATCGCGGCATGGTGGCAACGGACGACGTGAAGGATGGAATCCTGCTGATCCTGGCGGCGCTGTACCGCGACCGGGAATTGGCGCAGATCCCGAGCGGTGCCTATGCGTTGCTCTGGCCTTACAGATGCGGGCTGGGGGTCTGAGCGATGGGACTGGCAGCAGGCAGCCTCAACCGCCGCGGCACGATCCAGCGGCGGACAGACGGCGAGACGCCGGAAGGGCAGCCGATCGACGTCTGGGTCGACGTGGCGAAGGTCTGGGCCAACGTGAAGGGTCAGACCGGCATGGGATCGATCACCGGCCTGCAGGACAACGTCGCGGCCTCGATCAACCGCTACAGCGTGCGCATCCGCTTCAGGCAGGGCATCGACGCCGGCATGCGGTGGTGCTTCAACGACGGGAACGATGCTCCAATCGAGTCCAACCCGTTCGATATCAAGCATGTCCGGATGGATTGGGAGGGCAGGGACTGGACCGACCTTGTTTGCGAGCAGGGCGGGAGCCAAGGATGACAATCACAGCGAAAATCGACACGTCGAGCGCCTTGGCAGGACTGGAAACGCTGCGTGGCGGGCTGCGCGCCAGCCTGGCGCGATCCATGGCCGTGGCTGGCGGAGAGGTCATTCGGGATGAGGCGAAGGCGCGTGCCACTGTCGAAAGCGGTCGCTGGCAGTCCTCGTTCTACCTTGCGTTTCGAGACGGGGAGTCGACTGACAAGCAGGTCATGTATTCGGTGTCATGGAACTCCCGCATCGCGCCACATGGCCACCTGCAGGAGTTCGGCCACTGGCAGACGCACCAAGCGATCAAGCTGCCGAACGGCGAATGGATCTCTGGCGAGCGTCTGAAATCGCCGAAGTGGCAGGCAGCGAACCCCGCCCTGCGGCCTGCCTTCGAGGCGACCAAGCAGCGCGCGCAGACGGCGATGCTCGATCGCGCCCGAGTGCGACTGCCTGAGCTGTTGGCGGAGGCCTCGGAGTGAGCTTTGAAGCCGAGTTGCGCGCCCTGCTGCTGACGGTGGTGCCACGAGTCTATGCCGACGTTACGCCAGACGTTCCGGTCTTCCCGTTGGCCGTGTACCAGCAAGTCGGCGGCGAGGCTTACGCCTACGTCGAGAAGCGGCTACCCGACCACAAACACTCGCGCATGCAGATCGTGGTCTGGAGCGATGAGCGCATCGACGCCAACAACAAGGCACGAGCCATCGAGAAGAAGCTGATCGAGAGCGATCTGGTCGTCGAAGCCTATGGCGCATTCGTGGGCCTATACGAACCGGCGATCAAGAAATACGGCGCAAGGCAGGACTACGGGATCTGGTATCCGGACCCATTCCCGCCAGCGTCTACCTGAGCACCACCAGCGACCCGCCGAAAGGCGGGTTTTTCGTTCCATCAACCCGAGGGCAACACCATGGCATCGCAGTTCCCCAACGGCACCATCTTTGCGGTCTCGACCGTCCTGGGTGCCCCCATCGCAGTCACTGACATCAGCAACGCCGATCCGGCCGTGGCCACTGCGGCGGCACCGCCGGCCGACGATAGCGTCGTCCTGATCACCAGCAACTGGCCTGACCTGAACGACCGCGTCGCCAAGACCGACAACGCGGACTCCAACAGCTTCGAACTGCTGAACATCGACACGACCGACACGACCCGTTACGAGGCCGGCGAAGGCGACGGCAGCGTTCGCGTTGCTTCGGCTTTCGTGAACCTGTCCCAGGTCCGCGAGTCGACCAAGGCCGGCGGCGAGCAGCAGTTCTTCACCTGGCAGTACCTCGAAGACCGTTCCAGCCGTCAGCGCCAGCGTCCGACGTTCAAGAACGCCAAGTCGATCAACATCACGCTCGACTACGATCCTGCCTTGGCGTGGTACGAGGCACTCGACACCCTCGACAAGGCGCAGGAGATGGTCGTGCTGCGCGCGACACTGCCGAACGGCGCCCAGATGTTCTACCCGGTCTATCCGTCGTTCGATGCGGATCCGTCGCTCACCATGAACGAGAACATGACAAACGTCGCCACGTTCTCGCTGGCTGGCGACTTCACCCGCTATGAGGCGACGCCGTAATGGCCTTCCAGATCAAGGCCAATCCTTCGTTCGAAATGGCCCTGACCCTCGTCGGTCAGGGCCGCGAGCAGAAGCTGGAGATGACCGTGCGGCACATGCCGCATGGCGCTTTGACCGACCTGCTCACCGAAGCGAAGGACGGGAAGATCACGGCGACCGACATCCTGCTGAAGGTGATCGAGAAGTGGAACGCGGACGCTGACGTGTCCGCCGAATCGATCGATCTCCTGAGCCAGCACCAGCCTGGCGCACAGTGGGCAATCATCGGTGCATACGGTGATGCCTTGGCGGTGGCCCGCAAGGGAAACTGAAAGCCGCGGTCGCTGCGATCTACTGGCGGCGCCCGACCGCGGCTGAGTGTGCAGGCGTCGGCCTGAAGCCAGACGACTTCCCCGAGCCGCAGGTCGATCTGTGGCCGGAGAACGTCGAGGCAATCCGCCTGTTCCAGAACTTCTCCAGCCAGTGGCGCTCCGGCCCAGGCGGCGCCTATGGCCTCGATTACGGGGTCATCCAGCACGAACTGGGCCGCAGGCAGTTGTCGGCAGACGAGCACGACGACTTGTGGTGGTGTATTCGCGAGATCGAGTCCGCCGCGCTCGACCAAATCCATAGCAAGTAGGAATCCATGGCCACCGAGACCGTAGGCGTCGCTCGTGTAGATGTCATCGTCAACACGGACCAATTCGACACCGCGATCGCCGCTGCAAAGCGGTCTGTCTCGGATATGTCGTCGGCCGCGCAGGAGCAATACAACCGGCTCAACGCATCCGAGAAGCGGCGCATCGATAGCCTGCTCCGGCAGGCTCAGACACTCGGGTTCACGCGAGAACAGCAGATCGCCTACAACGCCGCCCTGCGCGGCGAAGGTCCGCTGCTGGATGAGATCACTCGCAAGCTGCGGGCCAGCACAGCAGCCACGAAGGCCCAGTCCGTCGAGTTCAACCGCTACGGCCTGAGCGCGAAGCAGAATGCTGCTGCACTTCGACAAGTCCCGGCGCAGCTGACTGACATCTTCACTGGCCTGGCCGGAGGTCAGAATCCATTGCTCGTCCTCCTGCAGCAGGGCGGCCAGCTGCGCGACGTCTTCGGCGGCATTGCCCCAGCAGCCCGTGCGCTTGGCGGCGCACTTCTCGGACTGATCAACCCCTTCACCCTGACCGCTGCTGCGGTCGCGGGCCTATACCTTGCCTTCGAGCAAGGGCGCGACCAGGCCCGTGAGTTCGACAAGGCGCTGATCCTGACCGGCAACGCAGCCGGAACCACCACTGACGAACTCATTGCGCAAGCCAGAGAGCTAGACAACCTCTCCGACACGACACAGCGTGAAGCAGCCGCTGCGCTGGCCCAAATCGCCGCGACCGGCCAGTTCACTGCCGAACAGATCAATCTCGTCGCCACTGCAGCCCTTCAGATGCAGGCCGCCACAGGGAAGGCCGTCGAGGAAACCGTCGCCGAGTTCTCCAAGCTGCGGAAGGATCCGGTTGCAGCGATCCTCGAGCTGAACGAGCAATACCACTTCCTGACACAGGCACAGCTCGACAACATCAACACCCTGAAGGAATCCGGCCGCGAAACCGATGCAGTGACCGAAGCGTTCAGGGTCTACGCGGGAACGATCGGTGATCGTGCGCCACAGATTCAGGAGCAGGTATGGGGTATTGAACGTGCGTTCCGCGGGCTGAAATCTGGCGCCTCTGAAGCATGGGACGCTGTCGTCAACGGCATCGCAAACGCAGACCGGCAAGCAAGCGAGGCCATTGGCACCTTCGGCAGGCTATTGGCGTACGCCCGTGCTGGTGCCCCGGGCGGCCTGTTCGGGCTGCAGGCTGCTATGTCGACTCCGGTTCCTGTCAGGGGCGGAGCGACGCGATCAACCACCGTCGATAGCGCGCAGGCCAAGAAGGCATTGGAGGAGCGCAAGAAGGCCGAGGAGGAGTTCGCACGCCTGGAGCTGAGCAACCTGTCCAAGCGGCAGAAGCTTGAGAAGGAGATCAAGGACATTCGGGAGCTGGGCCTGAAGGCCGGAAAGTCCGAGGCCGAGATCGAGAAGCAGATCGCCCAGGCCCGCGCACGCTATGCGGAAAGCCTGCCTAAGGGGCGCAAGAAGCGCGAGGAGACCGATCCGACCGATGCGATCCTCGCCCGCGTTCGTCAGCAGATTGCGCTCAACGAGGAACAGGCGAAGTCGGAGGACACGCTGACAGCCAGCGAGCGCCTTCGGGTACAAGTGCTGCAGCAGTTGGAGGAACTGGGCGCGAAGGCATCGCCCCAGCGTCGTGCTGAGATTCAGGCCCTGCTGGATCAAGCTGTAGCCACGGATGCCCTCGTGCAGAAGCAGAAGGCCGAGGCTGAAGCCAAGAAGGACTTGGCGCGCCTGACAGCCCAACTGGCAGCCGAGGAGGAGAACGTCCGGCGAGGAATTGAAATCGACCTGATGTCGATCGGGCGAGGCGGTGAAGCGGCCGAAATGCTCCGGCGTCAGCTGGACATCCAGCGCGAGCTAGCCGACGGCCTAGACGCAATCAAGCGCGACGCCGAGGGCAAGTCGGCAAAAGCACTCCAGGCGGAAGAAGACGCTCTGCGTTTATCGATTGAGCGCCGATTGGAGATGGAGCGCGAATATCAGATGCAGCGGCAGGCCCTGCAGGCTGACTGGCGCAATGGGATGAATGCGGCAGTCGAGAACTTCATGGCCGACGCATCGAACGTCGCAGCCTCGACTCAGGATTTCATCGAAAGCACATTGAATGGAATGGCTGACGCCACCGCTGCCTATGCCAGCGGCACCAAGGACGCTTTTGGAGACCTGCTAGACGACATCTACAGGCAATCGGTTCGCTTCTTGGCTCAGCAGGCGATTCAGAAGCTGCTGAAGGCGTTTGGTGGCAATGACGGCGACGTAGTGGACACGGCGATCAACCTGTTTAGCAGCGGCAACACGGGCGGCGGCTTCGACTTCGGGTTCGCATCGGGCGGCTACACCGGCGACGGCGCACGCCTTGAACCGGCCGGCATCGTACATCGCGGCGAGTACGTCCTCAACCAGAACGCGACTAGGGCTATGGGTCGAGACTGGCTCGATCAGATCAACTCAGGTCGCGTTCCGGCAATGGGTGGAACGACGCTGAACTTTCATCAGACCAACAACTTTGACCGCAACAACTCCCAGGCCACGCCCGAGCAGATCGCCATGCGCACCGGACGCGCGGCGCAGCGCGAACTGGCGAGGACCGGCTGATGGCCCGGATCAACGAACGGATGCCGCCTAAAATCGCGGCAGGCTTTGTCTGTGGCCCGATGTTCAAGACGAACGTGGCCACTCGCGCAAACGGCGTCGAGGATCGCAATCGCGACTGGCTGTATGGGCGATTCAAGGCAACTGCCAGCTATGCCGCATTCACGACGGCAGAGCAGGACATGCTCGATAACATCTTTCAAGCCACAGCTGGAATGTGGGCAGCGTTTCGCTTTAGAGACATTAGCCGTCCAGCCCGCTACAGGGTGGCAAATCAGCTTCTCTCGCCGGAGATAGGAGCGAGTACGCCACTGCAGGTGATGCGTACCTACACGTGGGGTCTTACCACGCCACGCATGATCCAGGCGGTCGACGCCTCGGCCTTCGTGCTGAACATCGACGGTTCGCCCTATACCGACTTCACCCTCGACGACGAGCTGGGCCTGCTCACGCCCGACACCACATGGCCGGCTGGGGTCTACACGTGGAGCGGGCGTCACGACCTATGGATGCGCTTTAACAGCGACTGGCACGCCTCCACCGCGGTCACGCAGAAGATCACGACGGCCGAGATCGAGCTGATCGAGGACCGGCAGCTGTGAGGCAGATTCCTGCCGAACTGGCCGACCACTACGCCGGCCGGATCACGTCGCTTGCGCGCTTGGTCAAGTTCCGTCTCAAGAACGGCGACCTCGTGACCTTCAGCGGCGCCGACCACGACATCCGCTTCGATGACGGCGGCCCGGATGGCGAGCTGCTGTACCCGTGCCTGAACGGCATGTCGGCCAGCGCGTTCGATTACTCATCGTCCTTGGCCGTCGACAACGCAGTGCTCAGCGGCATCGTGCGAACGGCCGGGATCACGAATCAGATGATTCGGGCCGGCTACCTGAGCCACGGTCGCTGGTGGATGTACGAGGTCAATTACCTCGCGCTCACGGCCGGCAGCCGTCGCATCGTCGGTTCCGGTTTCACCGGCCAAACGACCTTCAGTGATCGCGAGTTTCGGGTCGAGGCGCGCAGCAAGACGCAGCAGCTGAAGCAGCCGATCTCCGAAGCCTACACCCTGACTTGCCCTGTCCAGTACGGCAGCCCGGCGTGCGGCAAGACGCTGGAATGGTTCGATGCGGTCGTCGACACCGTGGACGGCACGGAACCCGACCGCGTGTTCACCGTGACGGGCGACGTCGACTGGCCGGGCGGGCAGAAGTTCAAGCTCGGCGTGATGCGCGTGCTGACGGGCGACAACGCCGGCAACGAGATCGAGGTCGAGCTGCACGACGACGACGAGATCGAGCTGCTGCTGAACCTGCCCTACGCCCTCGCCGAGGGCGACGAGTTGCAGTTCCGCATTGACTGCAACAAGCAGGCCCGGGACGAAGTGTACGGGTGCAAATCCCCCGACCGCTGGGGCGCCGACTGGACCGACCACCACCGCGGCTTCCCCGACATCCCGGTCGCTGACGAGGAGGCGCTGAAGTTCCCCGGCGGACAGATCCGCAGCGGCTCAGGTAGCGGCACGATCCCGAGCACGGCCGCCGAATGACCCCCGTCGAGATTGCGCGCAGCCTCATCGGTACGCCGTGGGGGCATCAAGGGCGTGGCCCGCTGTTTCGCGACTGCATCGGCCTCATCGTCGCGTGCTTCGAGCAGTACGGCATTCGCGACCGCACCAACTACGACCGCAATCCGCGGGCGGGGCAGTTGGAAGCGGACATTCGCGAGCAGTTCGGAACGCCGATCCCACGTGAGGACATGCAGCCTGGCGATGTCGTGCTGATGGCATTCCCGCGCGTGATCCGCCACGTCGGCATCCTCGCCGACCACAAACGCGGTCTGTCCGTCATCCACACATGGGCCAAGGGGCCGCGCTGTGTGTGTGAGACGCCTCTCGATGAACAGTGGATGCGCCGGATCAAGCTGGTGCATCGCTGGGGAGCCGCCCCATGAGCGGGCAGCAGGTAGGAACCGCAGTCGGCTTTGTTGCCGGCTTTTTTTTGCCTGGTGGCCCGCAGGTGTGGGCCGCGATCGGCGGCATGGTCGGGGGCTACATCGACCCGACGAAGGTGCAGGGGCCGCGCCTGTCCGACGGCATGGAAGTCACGGCGAAGGACGGCATTCCGAACCCGTGGGGATTCGGCACCTTCGCCATTGGCGCAAACGTTATCTGGACGGCTGGCCTCGAGGAGCACAGCCACACCGACGACGGCAAAGGCTCCGGCATGGAGCAGGAGACGTTCACCTATACCCGCAGCTACGCGCTCGGCATCTGCCGGGCCAAGCGAAACGCGGACGGCACTTATTCGGACATTGCTGGCGTACTGCGAGCCAAGCACAACGGCAAAGTGGTCTACAACGTCCAGCCGGACGCGACACCGGAGCAACTGGCGAACAACGCCAAGTTCCTTGAGAACCACAAGTTCTATTTGGGTGGCGATGGGCAACTGCCAGATCCGACTGTGGAGTCTTACCTAGGCGTTGGCAACGCGCCTGCATGGCCCGGCCAAGTGACGATGGTCGCCACGGACGAGGATCAGACCCAATCGCAAGGCTCCATCGGGACGTGGGAGTTTGTGGTCGCGATGGACGGCGAATCGTCGTCGATCGATTACGGCTACTTTCCGGGCCGGTTGTCGGAGTTCACGAACGCATCTTGGCCGCTAGTCGACCCGGAGACCGATTACGTTCTGACCGGATACATGGACGGAGTGTCGGACTCGTTCACGGCATCCACGGTTTCGGAGATCGTCGCTCACTTCACACAAGCAGGGCGAAGCCCGAGCCACTACCTAGGTTATGCGAACGCGGCAATAGATGCGCCCACCCCCGGTATTGGCATCGACCTCGGCACCGTTGGTGTAAGCAACTACGTCGACCAAGGCGACATCATAGACAATTCTGAAATCTTCCTTGTCTACAACGACTTCGATCCAAGCACCTACGTGGATCAGGCCGTTCTAGGCGATGGAGGCGCTGCCTGCCTCCATGCTGTTTCCGGGGAGTACCTGCAAAGCCGGCGTGGCGAAGTGTCAACGCTTTTTGCCTCAGATCCGGGTGCGCCTTGGCAACTGGACCAAGCCTGCGGAGATGGTACGCAGGTTTACGGCCTGTTCCCGCTGTGCATTCGCGCGACGAGGAAGCGTGTTGCACCCAACATCGGCGAGCCGATCCCCGACGCGCCGGGATGGCGACTCCTGCCAGACGGCACCGTTTCGCCGTTGGGGGAGTTCGAGGAAGTGGCCGGCACGTTCCAGGTTCTGGCGCAGGCGGAGTCGCCTTCGGACAACCACTACGAATACTACGAGACCGGACCCGTACTAGAAAGCACGGACCCAAACTACAACAACCAGGCTTTTTGGGAGGACGCCTACGCTGAATCCGTCGGACTCCCCGACGATTGGGTCTACGGGGTAGATTACCCATTGCCGCTGGCGACCGCATTTCGACCGACGGCTGATGTTTCGACGCTCAGCGTGGAGGGTGTCGCGCTTGGCCAGATCGTCGCCGAATGCTGCCGCCGCTGCGGGCTGGAATCGGACGACATCGATGTTTCCGCGCTGACGGAAACAGTTGACGGCTTCAAGGTTGCTGTTGAAACCACAGGCGAAGCGGTCATCGCTTCGCTGATGGACTTCGGCCACTTCGATATGGCGGAGTGGGACGACAAGCTTCGCGGTGTCCTACGTGGCGGTGATGCGGTGTTCGCACTTGGGCCGGACGACCTCGCGGCCCGCGATGGCGCAATCATCGAGGAGACGGAGATTCAGGAGGTAGAACTCCTGCGCCTGATGCGCGTCAAGGCAATGGACCCGGACGCGGGCTACGTCGAGACTACGCAGATCGCAGAACGCCGAAGCAGCACGGTCGCCGCCGATGGCGAGCAGACCCTTCATCTCCCGGTGGTCGCCAGCAAGGACAAGCAGGCACGCGTCGCGGACATCGGCATCAAGAAGGCGTGGTCAGAGAATCGAAAGCTGGCGTGGAGCCTGCCCTACACCCGAGCCGAGTTGACGCCTACGGACGTTGGCACGATCACCGACCGCGAGGGGCGGGTGACTCGGGTACAGCTTCGCGAGATGACGGAGGACTCCGGTCTCGTCGAAATCCGCGAGGCAATGCTGAGTCGGCAGTCGGTCTATACGTCGAACGTGGAAGGCGTCACCCACGCGCCGCCGACCGACAACACCCCGGGGCTGATCGGACCGACCTTCGGCTGGGTCGGCAACCTGCCGAGCCTTCGGACGCAGGACAACGTCCCGGGCGTCTACGTGGCCGCGTGCGGACTCCTGCCTGGTTGGCGGGCCGCTGCGGTCCTGCTGTCGGTGGACGGCGGCGCCTCGTTCTCGCAGGTCATGACCATCACGCAGCCGAGCCGGATGGGCGTGCTGCACGAGGGCGTTGGCGCAGCCGAGGAGCCGATTCAAGTATTCATGCGGTCGGGCGAGTTGCACTCGATCACCGATGCGCAGCTCGCGGCGCGCGGTAACGCCTTCGCGATCACGTCGGACGTTGGCACCGCTGGCGCGGCGTCCGAAATCGGCCAGTTCCGAGACGAGGCGCAAGACGTTGACTTGGTTTACTCGCTGACCGAAACGGTGCGCGGCGGGTTGGGCACTACCGCGGCAGCGCACGACGCTGGCGACCCGTTCGTGATGCTGTCGTCGGTCTACTTCCTGCCACTCGACATCTCGCTCGCTGGGCAAACACTGATCTTCAAGTTCGTCAGCTACGGCACCAGCGCCGACGACGCCGACGAGTATCCGTTCGTGTTCAACCCGCTGTTTACGAGCGTGACTGTTTCACCGATCACTGTCAGCGGCGAAAACATCACCGTTGGCGGACAACCCATCTACGTGGTGACACAAAATGCCTGAACTATCCGCAGCACCTGCCGACTCGGCCGTCACTGGCGCAGAGAAGCTGCTAACGACTAACTTCGAGACCGTCACCGTCCAGCAGGTCGCCGACGCCAACGAAAGCAAGGCGTCGAGCATCGCCTCGGCTGGGACCACCGATATTGGGGCCGCGGCTGCGCCCTTCCTGCACATCACCGGCACGACGACGATCACGGCGCTTGGCACGGTGCAGGCTGGCACGTTCCGAACGGTCGTGTTCGACGGCGCGCTCACCCTGACACACAACGCGACCAGCCTGATCCTCCCGACTGGCGCGAATATCACCACCGCGGCAGGAGATGCCGCCATGTTTCGCTCGGAAGGCTCGGGCAACTGGCGTTGCGTCGGATACATGCGCGCAGACGGAACGGCGCTAGCTGAGGGCGGGGGTGGCGGTGGCGCCTCCATCGGCGTCCAATACGCCGCAGACACGGGAAGCACCGCAGACAGCGACCCGGGCGCCGGCCTCCTGAAGTGGAACAACGCTACTCAGGCGAGCGCGACGGAGCTTTACCTCGACGACACAACCTCCGATGGAGTGAGTCTTGCGGGATGGTGGTCCGCGCTTATTGCCGGCGGCTTCGCTTACTTGCAGCACGCCACCGACCCGGACACGTGGCAAATTTGGCTGATCGATTCGGTCACCGATGCCAGCGGCTATGTGAAGTTCGGCGTCACCCTGCTCGCGAACGGCGATGCCTTTGCCGACGACGCGCCGATGAAGGTCACGCTGGAACAGGGGGCGACGACCGGCGCAGCGGCTTGGGGCGGCATCACTGGCACCCTCTCTGCTCAAACGGACCTGCAAGCGGCGCTCGATGCCAAGGTCGCTACGACAGCCCTTGCCGCCGACAGTGGCGCGGCGCTTGTCGGCTACGACAACGCAACGTC